TATCTCTCCTTAAAAATAAACGGGTCTAAGAGTATTTATATTTTTCTCTTAGACCCGTTAAGAGCCTCATTGGTGTCAAGTCACCAAGAATATGTTATCTTTGATTAAATCGCTCTGCTTCTTTTTTACAATCGCGTTTTAACATAGCAAGAATCATCTGCCTTTCAAAATCTGGCATCATAGTTGATTCTGAAAATGTAATTCCTGCTCTCTTTGCTAAGAAATATTGCTCTTCTAATATACTTTGCAAAGTACAATCAGAACAAAGTATATTAATTAAACGAAAAAATTTTCTACTGGTATTTCAACCTCTCTTTTGTTTTTACAAGATGGACATTCAAGGTTAATCTTAAAATCAACACCAAATTCATTATCAACGAACCATTTTTTAACATCATCAAATATAAATTCGGGTAAATTTTCTACAATATAGATTCTATCTTCTAATGATGGATCTTCAATAACCTTATTATTAGTGATAAACTTCTTAATTGCAGTAGCAAATGTATAAGAAGAAAGTTCGGCAAGACGCTTATAATCAGAAATACCAGTTTCTTCTTTTACAAATGAATATACGTCCTTTTGTTCCCCTCTTGTGGGAAAGTCTAGTTCAACTGACATTTTACTACTTATTTTTATTTTGTTGTCGCTTTCTTTCCTATTCTTTATTACAAGTTTATCTAAATCTACTGTTTTAAGGTGTTCGTTTTTACATTTATCGCATTTATAAGTAAATGAATACGAACTTCCTTTTGTTTTATTTCTTATTTGAAGAAGTAAAAAGAACCTATCTTGTAGATATAAATCATCAATATCAAAGTCTTCATCAACCACACAATCCGTAATAAGTTGATCTAGTGCCTCTTCAATTACATATGGATCATTTTCATCTTCATATACAAGAACTTTTTTTAGTTGACCTGTAGTAATGGGTTTGATAGTAATAGTTTCTTTGCTACCGGGAAGGGTAACAGGAAACTCATAAACATCAAGGTAATTTTTAATATCAAACTCTTCTTTTTTTGGTCCTTTCTTTTTCTTCTGTTTTGGTATATTAACCTCTAACTGATTTGTATCTGACATACATATCTCCTTTACAAATTTATATTAACAGTTTTATAAATCAATATTAATTAACGCCTGTTGGTGTATTCTCTCCACCAAATACATCATCTACAGTATGATACTGATAGGCAAAAGTTACATCAAATGTTGCAACTTCTTTACTATCATACGCTAATGAAAGTTCACCTACAATTTTAGGCCATGCACCAATCAATGTATAAGTCATAATTGGACTACCTTCTTTATCAAGCTGGTCTAATGATACAGTACCAAAATATCCGCCTTGACCGGGATCACCATGAACGTTATCAACTGGATTATGAATCTGACTCATCCATGATAGAAAATTTCGTCTTAAATCATGTGCCGCATCTGACCTAAATGTTACTGTAAAATCATCAAATGTATTTGTAGTTGCAAGTTTATATATATTACCCTGCCAGTTAACATCTGCCTGATCAATATTTTGCTGTGGTAACTGTGTTGAATTAACCAAATAGTGATGCTCCATTGATACCAAAGCCCCTACTGGTGCCGCTAGAACTTTACAATAAAATAAGTAAGATCTTGCGTAATCTTTATATTGACCCATAAGGTCGTCTAAGTTAAATCCCATGTTATATTTCCTCCTAGTATTATCGTCATATGTATTTATAAAGTTTATTCTTTAATTAAAAAGAAAGGGATGGGGCAAACCCCCACCCCCTTAATACATTACATTAAAATTATATATTTAATTTATTGTAATGATTCTGCAACTTCTTCGAAATTAGCACCTGTTCTAGTTGCAACAAAATTCAATACAATATATTCTGCCGCTCTAGTTGGTTTGATATAAATATTACACCATAGTTCATTTCTATCAATCCTTTCAGGTGTATTAATTGTTTCGTCAGCAACAACTAGGAAGTCATAAACTCCTCTTCTTGCTTTTACATCCCTCAAGAAAGGATTAATCATACTTACCATTCTATTACGTGTTGCGGTATCATTTGGTTCAAACAAGAAATACTTAGCGGCTGTTGAAATAGCCTTTTCAAGAACCATAAACAATCTTCTAACATTAACACGGTTAAATGCTGAATTTTTGTCTAATAGAGTTTTTTGACCCCAAATAACTTTACCTTGACCTGAGAAAGATACAATAGGATTAATGCCATTTTTGTATAGAAGATCTCTTTCACCAAGAGAAGGATTCCAAGCAAGTCTTCTAATATTTGTCAAAATTGCTCTATTTAATCCTGCTGGTGCCCACCAAGGATCAGTCATATCATCTGTTCTTGCATAAATACCCGCTACATAACCAGATGAGGGAATCCAGCGATATTTTCTGCTATACTGGTCATATACTTCAAGCCAGTTACCATACACAGAAGCATATGAAGTATTCTGATTAAAATCATCTCCACTTGTTTCATATGAACCAGCGGCTAATCTCCAATCGGTAATTTCTGTTGCTTCATTGCCTTTGTTATTATAAACCAATTCTCTAGGTACATCAATGATAGCCATACAGTCTTTACGAGTCTCACAGAATTCAACCATGTAGCGTTTATGCTGAATAGGCTTATCTGAATCAATAATAATATTAACATCAATTTCTTCTGTGTTTTTATAAAGATCGAGTGCTTTTCTTAAATCAGCATCTGTGATATTACCTAAATCTCCATCAAATCCTGCGGTAAGTTTATGGTACTCACCATTACTCATTGTGGTAGGAAATGTAATAACGCCTTCGCTATCTGTATTGTCTGTTACAAACTGCTCAGATAATGAAACTCTTACATAATCTGATTGTCTATTAATTACATTTTCAACGTACATTGTTCTGCCTTGATCATCAATAGCGTGATCATCAAGTGATACATTAAAAACTTCTTGTAATTCCCATGAATTACTTCCCTGTTCTTTTGATTCTACAATAACAAGAAACTGGTCATCTTCACTAAGATTGCTTTCAATATCAGCAAATCTATAATATGCTGGTGTTGAAATATCAGGTGTCAAAGTTCCTTTCCTTAATGCATCTTGGTCCTCTCTACTTAGAAAAGCAACTCTTACATTATTACCCCAATTACCACGAGAAGACGCAATAAACCAAAATGCATCGTCTAATGTAGTAACTGGATGATTGTCACCAAAATCATCAGGGTCTTCATTAACCAAATCGTCTAATGTAAATGTGGTATAAATTGGATTGTCATCAGTATCCAAATCATTTATATCAAATTGGTTTGATGTTGCTGTATTATCAATAGTAATACCCGCAAAGGTAGCATCTGTAGGCATAACACGAGTACAATAAAGATTTCTACCAAACTTCAAGAATCCCATTGCAGATAACATATCTGTTGCTGAAGCACCTGTAGGCTCCCCAAACATTCTAATTAATGAATCTGTATTAGAAATATAAGTTTTTTTGCCCTCTGCTCCTTTATATGTACTTCTTAGTAGAATTACACCAATTGACGTAGCAACCGCTGGTATAGTTGTTGATAAATCAATTTCATTAACATCAACAAGCGGTGATAAATAGAATGCCATAATTATTTCCTCCGTTTTTTATCTTAAATATTCCTTATCTCATATCTATCATACATAAAGTTTGCTGTTGCATATAAATCAACAGACCCTTCACGATAGTTTAAACTAACCTCTCCTAACATATTTATCCAAACACCTTTTAAATCCATAACTAATATTTCATTTTTATAATTTTCTGTAATACTAAGGACTGCATCAACTTTATATTCGTCCATACTTCGTGCATGTCGGTCCTTATTATTATTTATAAAAACTAACCATTTATATAAAGATATCCAATTTTCAAACTTAGAATCTATTGTAAAATGAACAAACCACGGCTCAAATACTAAATTTCCTATTTCAAAATGATGGACCGAATTTTGCCACGATATTTGCTGTGTCTCTAATGAAATAGAAGGTATTAATGTTTCATATATATTTAATGATAATGAATTAGTTCCTTCTAGTTTATCTTCGGTAGGTA